TACATACAACTGCAATAAAGGCCAACTCGGTTCAAGATCAAAGGATCACTCATCTGGTTTGCCAGTCTATCTAGTCGGCGCTTCTGGCGGTCTAGGTTCCGGCGGCGACACTATCATAATGAGGGACATTCAAGCATCAGAGTCCACATTCGTTGAGTTCAGCGGGTGGAGTGCTGGATCTTGGGGAGGGGTTCCATCAGCGACAACTTCGACAACGCTAAGTGCAAACCTAGCCGCTGGAGCAACTGCATCAGCGAACGTCGCAAGCACAGCTAGTTTTCCCTCATCTGGAAGCATAATTATAGATTCAGAGATAATAAGTTATTCCTCAACTACGGGGACTACATTCAACACCCTCACCAGAGGGGATTACTCGACAGTCGATAGTTTTCACGCCTCGGGATCTTCCGTATTCCTTCTAGATCAATACTGGACAGCTTGGGGAGACCCGACAGTTCCCATAACGAATGACAACTCTAATCTAAATATTTGGTCGCTCGACACATTCGGAGAAGATCTAGTCGGGTGCAAGACAAGGACGAAGCCATTTTACTGGAATACGTCTTTGAAGATGAGTAATGGATACCCCTACAACACTAGGTATTCAACCTCTTCTCATAGCGCATCACCCAACGGATACGCATCTGGAATCATGCTGTCAGATGCAGTTCCGATGTCGTCATTGGGATTATCAACAGATGATGGTCATGGATCTGTTCCCGATCAAGTTGGATTCTTGATGACAAATCCAGCCTCTAGGCAGATTATTGCTTTTGGAGCAACTGATACATTCGGTAATTACGACCCGATGCTTATAAGATGGTGCGACAACGATAGACCCGGATCTTGGGAAGGAACAAGCTCTAACGCTGCTGGCGGCACGCCACTACAGAAAGGCTCTAAAATTATCTCGGCTGCCCGATCTGACAAACAGATAATCGTCTGGACAGATTCATCTATGTACTCTTTGAGCTGGATTGGCGGAAATTCTGTATTTGCACTTCAAGAAATTGCTGATGGAGTTTCTTTAGCTTCTATAAATGCACACAAGGCCGCTAGGGGAATTGTGTACTGGATGGGAGATAACAACTTTTTTCAAACTGATGGAACCACTGTTCAAAAAATAGATTGCTCTGTGCTTTCAAAGGTATTTGAAGAGTTAAATTACTTCAAAAGAGAAGTTATATTTACTGCCTCGAATTTGTTGTTTAATGAAATAATATGGTTTTATCCATCCAGAACTTCAAATGAACCTGACAAATATGTTTTGTACAATTATGTAGATGGTACATGGGCGTATGGATCTATGCCTAGAACTGCTTGGTCAGATTCCGGCTTGAGGGAAAAACCAAACTCTGCTTACAACAGAGGTCAGTATTCTTCTGGTGCATACCAAGGGATCGAAAGATCTATAATTTATAATCAAGAAGATGGATATAAAGACGACCAGTCAAAGATGGATTCTTACATAGAAAGCGGATACTTCGATCTTGACGATGGAGACGAATCTATTTTTGTAGATAGATTCATTCCAGACATAAGAGGTTTGTATACGACTGTGCCTGAGATTGCTGTAGATCTTGTCGCAAAAGATTATCCAGCGTCAACCAGAACAAGCACTAGATCCTTAACTCTCGACCAGTCCATGGAATATGTAAACACAAGAATCCGGGGAAGAACTATGTCGGTCAAATTCTACGACAATGACAGCACCCAGATAGAGTCTGGTTGGGAGCTTGGAGACTCAAGAATGCGAGTCAAGCCGGATGGAAGAAGATAGTGGCTGATAACAAAGATGACTTAAATAGAGAAATCTTCGTCAACCCTCCTGCTGGAAAGAAAGAAAACTATGCAGCGGAGAATAGGCGATCAAATAATAAAATTATAAAATTGACCATGGCGTTTCCGCCTATAGGCATAGTGACTTATGGCTGATGGATTCAAGATACTTGCTCAGGCGGTACTTCTATCTTCTGACCCTGCGACAGTACCCCTCGCCGACTCCGCTGGTTGCTTGATTTATCAAGTACCGGATGCTTCTGCTGCTAGGTTTAACTCAAGAGATTACTCACAAGCAGTTATATCCTCAATAGTTGTTTGCCATGTAGATTCAGCAGCCGCTACCCATCCGTATACAATAAGAGTAGTCAAAAGTGGTGCTGGGTTTGATAATAAACAATATGTAATTTATAACAAAGATTTATCGGCAAGCGATACTGACGTTCTTTCATTAGGAATAGGATTAGTTTCCGGCGACGCAATATACGCTGAGTCTTATAAGAACGCGAGTGCAGTTTCTGATTTATCTATAAGTATTTTTGGAACAGAAGTAGTCTAGGCAATATTATGATGAGTAAAACTTTTGGTCAGTTTGAAACTCTAGAAGATACAAATCCCACGGGCAAATTAATGCCTGATGAACTTCCGGCTATCGCCGGGAGCCCTTTGCCTGATGCGGGTTTAAAGAATAAGACGATGGGGGATGTATTCCCTGAAAAAGATCAACCTACTCCCGCTCAGTTTAATAACAGAAATGAGGGCATGAAAAGACTTAAGGCAATGCCCAACAGAAGTCCTCTCGGACCTGTCACTGGGGCAAGGCGACCTTTGCCTACCCAGAAACCTTCACCGATGCAGCAAGCTCAGGATGAGGTTGGAACTGGTGATCGTTGGCTTGGTGAGCTTTGGCAAGGATTGACTGCTGACGAAAAGCCGCAGGGCGGGTTCGCGGACGGTGGCCGGGTAGCGATGGGGTCTCAGCCGGGAATGGATCTGTATAACAAGGTTACTATGGATCTTGAGTCCGGCGGCGTTGGTGGTTATGCCCAAGGCGGGATGATCGAGAAGTCTAGGGATATAGCTTCGAAGGGTCGCAATGGCGACACCATGCTCATGCACATTAACCCCAAAGAGCTTAGCGGGTTACAGGCTCTTCTTGGCCCGGTCACTATAAACCCGGAAACGGGGAACCCGGAAGCGTTTGCTTGGTTTGCTGCACTCCCCCTACTCGGCCAGATGGCTGTGGCCGGGACTGCTGGCGCGGGTGTCGGCGCAGGTGTCGGCGCAATAGCTGGCGGCAAGGAAGGTGCGCTTCAAGGCTTAGCCATAGGCGGGATGCTCGGAACTCTCGGCGCTGGCGCTGCGGGTATAGCAGGGGCAGGGGCAGGGTCAGCACTAGCGCCCGGTGCGGGCGTGTTAGCTCCCGGTTACGGAGGAGGAGTTACGGCTGCTCAGCTCGCTGCTGGAAATGTGACTGCTGCGGAAGCTGCAAACCTAGCAGCGGCAGGAGGAGCAGGGGCAGGTTCAGGAATCGGAGCCGGTCTCAAGGCAGCTTCGACGGGGCTCTCGTCATTGATGGCAGGAATGGGTGGCCCCAGCCAGACACCTGCTCCTCCCCCTCCTCCGATGCCATCAAGACCTAATCTCACGAAACCCGTCAGCCCTTATGACCTAGATGAGCGTCGCAGGATGGGCGGAATCGGATCTATCCCCGGATCTGGAAGAATCGCGTAGGAGTTTACAATGGCTATTGAAGATCCGAACAACACCGGGATACAAACCGTAGCCGATAACCAAGAGCAGTTTGATGAGACGCCCTCTTGGTTCAACCCGGACAGTCTAGAAACTGGGGCAAACCTCGGCGTACAGAATACGCAAGGACTGTATGGGTACGGTCTGCCGCAGTATGGGGAGTTTACGCCGACTAGCCTGCCGGAAGACTTTGATCCCTACGCCTACGACTTCGAATCGGCAACTGATACTTCGTATATGCTCGAAGATCCGGAAGTTCCCTCCGGTCTAACTGAAGTATACGCTCCAACAGAAAGAGATCCATTTAGGAGTGATTGGAACGAAGCAAGCCTGAGGGAAATTGTAGGCTATGAAGGGGAGCGGTTATCGCCTGAGCAGATGAGTGTTGCTCAAGAGGCTGAGCTTTTTCTTATCTCGCTAGAGCAGGAAGCACTTGGTCAAGGATTCACGGATGTAAATAGTTTTCTCAGATCTATTGAGCTTAACGATGAAATGTATTTTCGTGCGCTCAAGAATAAAATTAATGAAAGCTCTGCAATTCTAAACCAGTTTGGCGATCAGTATAGGTTTGAAAGAGCATCAGACGCAGCCGCCCAGATAGGCGAACCGAGAACAGATGCGGAACGATTTGAGCTAGCTAGACAAACCTTAATCAATCTTGTTTCGCTAGGTGTCTACACAGAAGCAGAAGCTATTGCAATACTTAGCAGCGATGAAGAGATATACAAACTCTTAGGTCAAGAAGCTCCTGAAGTTCCTTCCTTTGGAGAGGTAGAACAAAATTTTATTTACGCACCTTGGGATACGGACAGGCAGTTTGGTTTCCAGTTCGATCCCAACTCCGGCTCCTTTGTCCCAGCTCTTGACGAGAATCAGTTCATCGCCAGTAACAACGACGGAGAAGAGTTCATTGTTACGCATGACCCAAATGACAGGTACTCGATTACTGGTATAGCAAGCCTGAGCGAGTACCCCGATTTTTTTACAGGAGAAACTCAAAGCACGACTGAAGAGCCGAGTCCGACTGAAGAGCCGAGTCCCGGTCAAGAAGAAACCCCAAACCTTCGATACGCTCCGTGGGATACTGACAAACAGTTTGGCTATACCGTATCCAGTGGAGTTCCTCAGTTATCTCTTTCTGCTAACCAAGAAATAATGACAGATACGAGAGGCAGGAGCGTACTCTATACATTCGACGATAACGGTCGACCTGCTTCTGCGGTAGATGTAACCGACTTGCAGTCTCTCCTCTTGGGAAACAAACCTCCCAGTATCGCAACTTATAACTATGGCGATGGCGATCAGGGCGGCGATGGTGACGTAACTCAAACTCCGCCCACAGGTGGAGGGTTAGTTAATGTTATCGGTGGTCCGTTAGATCCTATGGAAATGCCTGTCTTCGCCGGGAGTAACGATTACGATTTTGGATCTGATTTAGATAACTTTCCATCTTCAGTTTTGAAATTGTTTACAGGTGATGAACCTGAATTAAATCTCCAATCTCTTTTATCTACAAACTTTAATTCAGATCCAATACTAAATGAAAATTTTACCAAGGTGTCCAAAGAGCAATACGACGCGAGCGACAGCCCGAAGACGACAACTCAAACACTAGTTCCATATGGCATAAATGACTATTACTATGAAACTGAATACTATGTATTTGAAGGCTCGCCAGAAGAACTAAGTCAAATAAACTACGAACAGCAAAATCTAGTAAATTTCTCAGGAGACGGGGATAACTTTACAGGGATTAACTCTTCGTTCCAAGAGGAAATGTTTAACGAACTTGTTCAAAATTATGTAGGCGGTAGGGGATCACGAAGATCTAGGAACTTAGGCGGAAAGTATATACCTGCATGGTCTTCTGATATATTTACAGATAACGATTTCATAGAATCTATGATCGTTTCCCTTGATGAATATATGGACGTAACTGGAGTTCCGTTCGAATCAATTCTTAGATCCTCTCATGAAGATATAAATTCGGGATTTGATCCTGAGAATCCGGACACCTTTGACATATCTCATTTTATGTTCGGAGATGAAGAGTCTGGTTGGGATGGATACTACGATACTTTCGCTCAACTTGTCAGAGACAGTGGTGGATCTGTAGGTACAGAACAAGATCTTAATCAGATAGTTCCGTTGGAAAGACTTGCTCTGCTGGCGTCCTTTTCATTACAGCCTATAGACAGATTAATGAGCCCCATAGTCAATGAGAGAATGGGCGGTGAAGTTCAGGACGTAACGACTTCTTTAACGCAAGAATTCTTAAACCGTTATGGACCGTATGAACCACCTCAGTTTGTGCAAGACTTAAACGCTATCAACATGAAAGCTGGTGGTGGCTACATCGGTGGATTCGATGGCGGCATGGACGACACAATATCTACAACGATAGATGGGAGCGACCCAGCTGCATTATCAAGTGGAGAGTTCGTCATTCCCGCAGATGTTGTCTCCCACTTAGGCGATGGCAACAATCAAAATGGAGCAGCAAAGCTGTATAACTTCTTGGATCAGGTCAGGGTAAATAAGACCGGATCAGTAGAGCAGCCTGCCCCTATAAACGATGGTATCATGTCTAACATGATTGGAGATAATTATGGGTTCTAGCGGCGGCGGCGGTACGCAAAGAGTTATCCAAGATCTTCCCTCTTGGTCTAAGCCGTATTGGGAAGGTATCGCAGCTACTGGCAAGGGCATTGCCAATCAGAGGTACTCGCGATATCCGGGCCAACGGGTTGCTGGGTTTTCGCCGATGGAGCTTCAAGCGTTCGGCGGCGTACAGTCCCTCTATGACCAAGGGGCCAGACCTGAGCTTGCCCAGTCTAGAGGTATTGCCTCTCAGGCTTCGAGAGTAGGATTTGATACGCCTACATTCCCTGCGATGTCTCAGCAATACATGAACCCGTACCTTGAAAACATACTCGGTCTCGGAAGAGAGAGAATGATGGAAGACTATCAAGGTGCGCTGAATCAGTCCAGAAGAAATGTATCTGACGCTGCGATAGCTGCCGGGGCAGTGGGCGGAAGAGGAACTTTAATGGGGGCGAGAGAGGCTGGAGCTATTTCCGATGAAGCCTTTCGAGCAATGAGAGAGTTCGAAGCTGACACAAGATTCAGAGCGTTCGATCAAGCCCAACAGGCTTTTGCCCAAGATGTTCAGAATAGACAGTCTGGAGCAAGGCTTGGACTGGACGCATCGGCACAGCTCCAGAACTTAGCGAACATGCAGCAAACTCAAGCCCTAGAAAGAATAAACGCATTGCAGCAAGCGGGAGTTCGAGGCAGGGAAATGGAACAGGCCATACGGGATCAGGCATACCAAGACTTTGTTGAGCGCAGAGATTGGAAACGAAACCAGCTTAACTACTTCGC